AGACATTCGGTAATTACTGTCAGTCCGTTGTCAGTAATCTTCAATAGTGTTTCCCCTGATAAAGGGACTAATATATTATCTGAAGGAAAAGGTAAAAGAGATGATAGCTCCTGTATGCCTGTGCCTAAAGATAGTGCTGGCTCAATTCTATGTATAGCATAATCAACAGGCTCGGAAGCCAGTCTAGTATATGTAACCCGAAAGAACGTGTCTCTACCGTTGTATAATATTGCCCCCCCCCAAGTGTTTGTAGTGTATCAGGGTCAAGTGTTTCAATTACGCCTGTTATAGTGGGCTCTGAATCATAGTCATCAACAATCATTTTATTGCCTAGCTGAATAAAATCACCCGTTACATTTCTACCCAAATCATCATCACCGCTAACATTTACTATTGTAGCCAAGAATATTTCATAGCTATTCTGCTCACTATAATTAGATGTCTTGAAGTTTAAATTATCATTTGGTTCCGCACTATCAAAAAACACAGTATCAACTAATGCGTTTGATAGCCAGTCTTGCCAGCTTATTTTTTGCCCGAAATACCCAGTATAAAACTGATCATTTCCAACAAGATTTGTAGTAAGCAACTCAACCAAATTGAATTGATCTGTCAACAACAAATCATAGCCTCTTCCCACTTGAACAGTGAACTGTTGCACTCCGTTTCCATCGGTTATAGTGTTGCCAATATCAATATCATAGCTGTCAATATCAAAGAAGATGCCTGTAGCTGTGTTTCTAGCTATCAATACGTGACGAATAGCATTAATTACCACGTTCTTTGAAACGTCCGAACTAAATATTGTAGATAGCGCAATCCCGTCTTCATTAATCCCATCGGTTATAGCTGCCTTCCCGGGATCTACTCCCCTTTCTAGTTCATGGGTAAGGAAATCATATTTTGTGAAGTTCAAAAAATTAGCCACAAAATTAGCATCTGTATAGTTTCTGAGGTCTGCCAATATAGCAACCCTATCACTGTTGCCTGTGCTTATAGTTGAATCCTCAATCTGAATCCAGGTCATGTATTCAGACTCTTCGGTAAGTCTTAATTTATCATTGACGGCATAAGTGATTACGTAGGTAAGCGTCAATTTACCAGCACTTATACTCGAATTAACAGACTTTATTATTCCGGTTCCCGTATTGCTGGTGTCTGGATTGGCTAATGTAAGGCTATCAAATAAGAAGTTCTCTATTAAATCTGTTTCTGTCTGTTGATATTGTGACTCTGCAACCGGAAGTACAGCCACGTGAACCGATGCTGAAAAACTGGTAGTAATAGTTCCTACTTTTCTTGACACTACTACCGTTACTTTGGTGTTGTTGTTAATACCTATACCTAATAATGTGTCCGCTGTGTCGTTATCCTCATAAGCAATAGAATCAACTAGATAGTCATTGTTAAACCCGTTGAAGTTCTCCCCGAACCAACCAATAACCCCTTCAATATCTTCTGTGATGGCGCTTTTTTTAGAGGCTATATCTGTTAGTGTTTTTCTGAACTCAAGATCAAACGCATATTTTAAAGAGTTGTCCCCTTCTAATAATTCAGGAACGGTATCATTTAATAAGTTCGCTTTGAATTCCAATATAAACCACGGATTCAGTACAAAATCATGCACAATAAAATATGTGTTATTAAATAGGTTTATTGCTGACGATTGCTCAATAGTGGCATTTCCTGTCACCCAATCTTTAAGCTTCCCTAAAGAATCATAGTCTATTACTGTGCTTGCGGCTAATTCAATGGCGTAAAATATTTGTTGGCCTAATGATGTTTTTGATATGAAATTGAAAGATTCATCATTTCCTATTAGCCCAAACCTAAGTAATGAAGCTGTAGCGTTGTTTTCAGGTCTTGCTTGCTCAATAATAACGCCTACATCCTGAACATCTCCGATCGATGTTTGCGAAAGGCCTGTAACCGTGAATTCTAAAACTGATCCATCAGAGGAAATAGTGTCTATGGTCGCTATAAATTCAACATTTCCATCGAACCTGTCAGGCCAATTGTTAAAGAAGGTCATAACATTGCCAGCAATTAGTCCATCACTCTTGAAATCTCCGGTTGATCGCTCAATCCTGCCGTCTCGCATGTCCCATGACTCAGTACCTTCTGCCGAAGATTCAACTGAAAGAGCAGCCGTGAATGAAATCCGTACCTTTTCACCAACATTACCCACTAAATTAGGGGTGAACTCTGTTAGGTTCTGGTCGAAATCTTCACCATTTCTAAGCTGGTTTAAACACCTGAAGTTTGATATATCAATCTTAACGCCCATTTTTTACGATCTTGTTTAGCTTCTTCATCAAATCTTCATGATTGGCATTTTTACTAGTGCTTGATTTCAAAATAACTTTAAACTTTGCCTTCATCTTTGCTTCACTATCTGGTAATTTATCAACAGCAATTCTGGCTATGTCCATCTGTTGTTTAAATACCTTTTCGGCTTGATTCGCTAATTTGACTAAATCTTTGTTGAGTATTCCGGTTTTATCTAACATGATTATTTATATTTGAACGTTCGGTTTATGAAACGGACACATTTTTTCGTCTTTTAAAAATTCGTCTAAATGCTCTTTGATTGACAACAACCCCTTCTTCATTTCATTATAATCTGCTGAATGGTCAAAGTGTGTCCACATACTTACCTTGTTGCCATCAAAAACATCAAATTCTAATGTTAATTTTGGCTGACCTCTTTCAGCAATCAAAGCCTCACGTTGATTAGTAGCTAATGTCATGATTCGTTCTCTAAGTAATCTTTTGAAAATCTGATTTCTTCAATACCGTTGGGGTACAACAATAATTTGCTTACTGGTTTTTGATTATCTGATTGACTCTTATAAGCATATATGAAATTATCATAATAGTCAATCTGCCATATACCAAACCACCTCTTTTTTATGTAGCATACTGGAAAGCATGCACCTTCTATCATTTTAGGGTCTTGTACTCCAGCCTCTTGAGGTCTCCAATAAATACCATTTGCTTTAATGTATTCCAGTTTCATATATCGTTGGTTTTAAGGTTCTATGAATATTTCTTTTAAGTTCTTAGTATATGGTTGTGACTGCCAATAGCTAATTATAGCAAAGTCTTTGTTCATTGTCCACTCTAAGGTAATAATCTTTCCCAGTTTCCCTTCTGTATCGTGAAAATACGAATTATTTACCACTTGCGTAAAGTCCTCAAAGCCAAAAGGGATACGTACATTCTCAAACATCACCCTTTGACGTTCAAAATTGTTCTGTACAAATGATTTTTCTACGTGGTATTTATTCCATAACGTTTTCGCACTGAATAACTCACGGTGATTGCTAGGCATCCTGTTTCCCTCTAACCATATGAGCTTTGGCACTGCATGATTGTTGAATGACACCTTAAGAACCCCTACTTTTTCGGTTATCTTTCCTTTTAAGTTGCTGTTACCACCAAATATTTTAGATACTCTGTCAAATGTACCAGCCAGTTCAGCCAATAGCTTTTCGAACCCGTTCAACTTCTCTTTTCTAGTGCCTAAAGCACATGGTATTGATACCTGTTCAGCGTTTTTAATGGTCTTATTTCGTAATACATTAACGGTCTTAGCATCTGTCAGCACTTGGAAAACAGTACCTTTAAACTCATCAATAGTGTATTCGTCCGTTATATCTGTACGGAAATTAATGTTAATACTTGATAATAACTCATCAGTATTAAATCTATGCCCCTGTTTTAGTACATCCGGCTTGATCCAAGTTGATCTTTTAATCCAAAACTCAGAACTTTCGGTATGGAACTCTACGCTGTTATTCTCAATCAAAAATCTACCATTAAACAACATTCTAGCTAATGCGAATAACTCTGTACACGTATATCCGAAGTCAGTAACGTTTGGAATGCCTTGATCGATGATGCCAGGGGTTTGTATAAAGATTGATTCCTTGTAATCGTCTGGATTGTTGTTTGATGGAAGATAAACGAGGTTATCCAAGTCCTCAATGGTCGTATTAAATCCATATCCTATCTTCTCACATGTCTTTTCTAGCAATGTCTTTACAGTAATGGCCTTGTGTGTTCGTTTTGGCTGAACTAAAAGCTCAATTAACTGCAGTCCTAGCTTAATGATTAATAACAACAATGCTGCTGCAAATATAACCTGTGCTATAGCTGCTGCAACCGCGTAAATAGCTGCTCCAATTGGCCCCGGTAAACCACTCACCGCAATACCAGCAATGATAGCCACCTGATCACTAATATCTTTGATCGTGTCTATTAACTGCTTAGACAATAGGTAGATAGTTATTAACATGGTGATAGCCTCTATCGTTGAATTAGGCTTTATCACTACGTAGTCAACATCAATAAAGTCAGACGTTTTAATAACACCTATATCTAACAGAAAGCCAAAATCTAACGCCTCAATTTGATCCTCTAAGTTATTTAGTCCGTTATCCTGCTTTATCTTTGCCTCTATCTGGCCTAACTCATTGTTTATTATCGTGCTATCCTGAAGGTCTAAGATGCCATTAAAAACAGCTATACTATTATTGTTTCCTGTAGCGCTAATGGTAAGGGGCATCCCTTCAAAGATACCAACACCACTTTTTATGCCGTTATCTATGTGTGCTTGAATCTCCTTTGCGGCATCAAGGATAAATGTGAATGCATCAGTGGTTAGATTGGCTTGTGGGTTCTGATCAAAGCTAGCCTTTATAGCAACGTCAAAGAATTCACGAGGCACAGCCAACGTTTTACCGTTAAGCTTGATTACTGTTTCATTGTATTTTGATGCGCCCATTTATTGACCTATTTAATAATACTATCCCCTTTTGATTCCAAAATCAGATTTTCTAATCTTACACATCCTATCATCTTCTTCGTGATAGAATACAAGTCCTTCAATATCCCACATATTTAAATACTCTTTTATGTACTTAAAGGTGTCATCAAATAACGGAAGCTTTATTGAACCATGCTTTATTAATTTATGACCTTTTATCTTTTCTGGATTTCCTTGTATTTTCTCTCCACAAAGCTCATACGTTCCATCTTTTTTATTCTCTAATTCGTCAAATGCTGCAAAGTGCCATTTATTAGAATTATCGTTTATATCACACTTAACCCAGTGAGGATGGTGTCCTGTGATTTCGTCAGCTTCTTGACAAGGTATCGCGTTAGGAGGCAAAGTTCTCCCTTCTTTTAAATCAAACCTTTTATACAATTCACCATCAATAATAGAGCATGCTGTTCCGTCAAATTTTCGTGTAGGAATACCAAATTTAAAAGCCCATTCGTTTTCTGGATCTACCTCATTAATCACGCGCCCTAAATCGTTAGGGTCTTTTTTAAATAACGTGGTTATCTTTTTCATAATTTATTCAGTTTCATTGGTAGTATGTCTATAAATCTTGACTTGTATCTACCGCTAAAGAAACACAATATCTTTTGATACCATTTAGCTTTGATAAATCGTGAATCATCAGTGCCTCCTATTATATGACCTTTGTCTGTCACCATAAACACAGCCATCCCTTCGTGTTTAAAGCTTTTGAGTATTTCAAGTTGGTACTTAACCGAGTTTTTTGGCATGTCTTCCATCATAGTTTTGTTTTTGTGTCCCCAAAGATACTAAACATTTCGGTACTGCGAAACATATCAACAATTATTAACCCCAAATACCCCCGTTTTTAGTGTGCTTTCTTTCAAGTTTTCCTTTCTTAACCATGGTTGTTATAATAGCATCTCTTTGTTTGTCATAGTCTAGCCCCATATAAGTAGGTTTTGCCTCTGTGATCCTTGTCAAGTTCTTTATTTCAGCAACCAATACCCTGTTAACATCTGTTTTGATATCTGCATACTTAGCCTTTCCAGCATTAGAGGCAAGTAAAGCAAGCTCCATGTTGCTCATAGAATTTGGAATTATCTTACTTTGGCTAGGGCTTAAGATACGCTCATCGCCATCAACACGGATTATATGACCATCTCTGCCAGACATCAACGGGTTTAAATCATCACCTACCCTTTCTGACCCTTCAAAGAATCCAGGAAGAGAAGCCACAAAAGCTCGTAATACGGATATGTCTGCAATGGTCGAGGCTAGTGGATTCTTAGACCCTTCTGCAACCTTCGCGCTATACGTTTCAATAGCCGCTAAAGCAAGCTCACTTTGTTTTTGTCGCTTGAGTTGGTTCTCCCTTTCGAGTTCTAATTCTGCCTGTCTTTTTTGGGTAATAGCTAAGTTATTCTGAGCATCTTCATTGCCCTCTGCTGCCAATTCGAATAACCTGTCAGCCCGTTTTTCCTCCGCACTGATCTCGTCATCTATCTCTTCTAATCGCTTTTCAAATCCTTTAGACACCACATCCGAAAGTACTGCGAAGATGGTTTCCTGAAACTCCTTTCTTTGCTCTAAATTCTTTCTTTCTGCTTCCTGCTCTTTTGTTATTCTGGCTTGCTGTTGCTCTAAAAGCTTCTCGTTTAGTTCTTGGTTGATGTTTAAAATTTCCTCACTACCCTCTCTAGCAAGTGACAATCTGAATTGTAGGTTCTTGATGTCGTTAGATAATCTCTGCTCATTCAACCTTTCTAATACAATCTGAATATCTACCCCTTTTTCTTGCAATTCCAATAATGCCTGATCTGTTAAAACTATATCTGATCGTATGTCGTTGCTGTCTTTTTCGGCTGCATTTAAATCTCTTTGCGCCTCTGCATTGTCTTGTGTTACTGTTCTACGTTCTCTAATGATCTCTAATGCACGAACCCCTAACTGCTCGCTTAGTCCTGATTGCTCTATAACCCTCGCGTTCTCTTTAGCACTAGTGCTTGCGCTAAGAGCCTCGAAATCAATTATGGCCTTACCCTGTCTTTCAAGGCTTTTATTAAGTTCGTCCTCTTCATTCTTAAACGAATCCTGTGAGAGCCTTAAGTTACGGTTTAGCAACATTCTTCTACGTTGAAATGTTTGGGTCTGATCTGCTATGATTCGTTCGTTTATTCCCTTAAGATTGTCGAAATCATCAACAAAGAAATCTAAATTCTGTTGTACCTGATCATCTAGAAGAGTAGATATTTCTTTTTGTATGTCACGTCTAGTCCCTAATAATTCAGCTTCAGCGTTAGCGGTATTTAAAATTGCAGCCGATAATTCCTCTTGTGATTCAACGTTAAATTTATTTACTTCTGAATTTTGAATCGCTAAATCTTCTCTTAATTTCGCTATCTTAACCTCATTACCGATTACTATTTCGTTGATTTTGTTTAAGTCTTCAAATGCTTTTACCTGTTCTTGGATGCTTAATGAAGTATCTCCAGCTATTGATTCTAAATTTCTTTGCTCCTTTACATTTGCTGCTATTTCTTTTTCAAGCTGCACAATCTCCTTCCTGTACCTAAGCGTAGAATCAATGAGGGTATCAGACTTATCTATGAGATCGGATATTTCATCTCCCATACCTTTAAATACATCAGTTAAATTCTTTCCTGCTCGACTTGAAAGATCATCATAAGCCTTCGTGAGACTTGCCACCTCTTCTTCATTCTGCCCGAATAAGTTCAATACCTGTGCAAATCCGATTCGTATACTTAAAACGAAGAGGTTAAATTTAGCTTGAGCTATTGGGAACGCGACAACTAGCCTATTAATGAACACAGAGACACTAAGTGTAACCGCCTTCATAACTTTTTCAAGCCTTGCAGCGCCTTCACTATTAGCGTTAAAAGCATTGCTACTCAATTCTAGAAGCTTTACTATAATGGCTAGTATTCCTAGTTTACCGAGGGTGTTATTTAGCTTCTGAACACCTTTTTCATACCTACCAACATCACGCCTTCCATCTTTTGCAGCGTCATTGACTTCGCGTAATTGTTCATCAAACTCTTCGAATCTCTTTCTTGCTTCTCTAGCTTCTTTGGAGTTAGCACCAAATTGGGCAGCCAGCTTCTTGAAATCAGCCTGTGCCTCGTTAGTCCTTTTTGTTAGTGTCTTATATGCGTTCTCTAACGCCTTACTTTCTTTGGCCTGATCTCTAAGTTCTTTGGTCTGTAAACGGATCTCTTCGCGCAACTCAAAGTTTGCTTTGGTCCTGTCATCGTCAAGCTCTAAGAGTTTCTCACTTAATTTACGCCTGTCTTTTTCTACCTTGTCAAGTTCTTCTACTGCATCGGTAGTTTTACGTATGCTCTTCTCTACCTTATCGATATTGTCGAACGATTCCAGGGGGGTAGCTTTCGCGATCTCAGCACTTTCTTTGGCTACTATCTTAAGACCTTCAGCCGTTAATTTTAATAGGCTGTTTACCTCTTGTAGCTCCTTGATTAGTGGATCAAGTAAATTCTTGTCTGCAATCTGATCATATGAGAGTTTTTTCTTAGCCATCTTGATTATCTGATATCAAAAAAATCTTTTATTTCTTCATAAGTTTCACACCCACTGTCTTTAGCTTCCTTAACCATCTTTACAGTAATGCCCAATGTTTCGGCTATCACCAACATTGGAACCCCAATAATTAGACATGTTGCGGTTCCTATAACAGTCCCAATCCCTTTAGCTAAATCTTCAACAAAATCAAACATAATTTTTATAATTTTAGTTAATAAATAAATTCAACCATCTTGCATAATATCTAAATATGAATAAAATTCAGATACAGTAATAGACTTTACATCAATAGGCATACGCATATATTTAGCAACTCTGGCAGCCGTTTTATTAAGGCTTTCAGGGATACCGGTTATTTCTTTATTGGCCTGGGCTTGCTTTAGTTTAGCGTTCACAATTAAATGTTTCTTGTCCTTTTTATTGTATGCGTCACTGTACAAGGTACATGCTTTAACCATTAATTTCAAATAACGCTCGTATGATTCGGGGAGTCCGAACTCTTTTAGGTACTCGTTAAAGATTTTCTTCCATGAATCCATTGCCTTTGCAGCGTTATATTTACCGGAAATGTGGATAACTTCCATGTCGCCTGTTGATAACGCTATATCAAACGCATATAAAGTACAGTTGTGAATACTATCGTAGTAGTTCTTCGATGATGAATTGAATAATTTCTGGGATAAGCTCATCAATTAATTTGTTTCTGCTTTCATCTGTTAGACCTAGTAATTCATCTCCCCACCTGTTCTGGAGATCAACACCTTCTTTAATTGTATTGGCTGATATTGAAACGCTGTCTTTTGATACATCAATTCTAAATGACCTGTAAAAATCCCCCTCATCAAACAGAGTTATGCGATCAGTTGGAAGCCCTTTAAATTGTTTTTCTTGAATTGTTATAGGTGAGTAATCGCCACCAATATCTGCAAGCTCATTACCTGTCGAATCAACACCGGAAAACAACTGCCCTTTGATTCCTCTGGCAAATATTCCCCCTCCAGTGTTTAGCTCTAAAACAAAATCCTGTATCTGATCATCAGAGAATACAAAAAAGAGAGCCTTATCTATCGTTAAAGCTCTCCCGTTTTCTACTAAATCAGATAGTGCACCAAAGCTAATCACTTGATTTATTTGGTAGCTTACCTCCTAATTCAACCCATGCCTTGTCAATATCATAGCCTCTTAACACTTCTTCATAATTAGATTTGAATTCCTTGTACTTCATAACAGAAGGTAAATTTGGCCTAAACGAAGCGTTACCAATCTTAATTGATTTTCCTTTGCCTTCCATTATGGTATGGTTATAAGTTCAAGAAGAGCAAACCCTGGCTTATTCCCAGTGGTTCTGTCGTTTGTTAATCTCAATATGTCTGCTGATGTCTGTATAGGAATAACAAAAGTGTAGGTTCCTTCGGGTGCTTCTACTACTGAAGTAATAACAATCGCTAAATTGGTTGTGGTGTTGAACAGAATGAAATCTGTAATCACAAGGCCAATAGATTTAATGGGGGTAAAGTCTGCATCAAAATCCACTGTAATTGCTGTCACAAATCCAGTGGTTGTGATGCTTGTTTGAACTCCATCAAGCTCTATAAGTCCTTCGACATCCAATAAATCGGCTGTAACTTCTGTTTCATCGAGTACTCTTAGGTTTGAATCTGCTTCTAACTGAGAGAATTCAAATCCTAGTATCACTTTAGATTTTTCTGTAGCTGATTGCTTTGCAAATGTTGGATTCCAAGATAGTTCATTTACTCTAATTGGCTTCAACTTTGTGCCATCTGAAGAGATAGAGCCTTGTAGGTTTCCACAATCATCAATGATAAATAGACCAAACTTGTTACATGAAAAAGCTTCGAGATTTTCAATATACTTAGGCGCGAAGTCTACAAGCCAACCTAAAAAAGATCTTACCCCTTGCTGTGTGATTCCACTAGAACCATCAGTGAAGCTTTCAGTTATAGCATCTGCTCTAACGTCTTCAACGCTCTTAAATTCTCCGATAGGATACCATCGTTTTGTTGCATCCACTTCATTGATTTTACCATCCACGAATGATTGATCAACTGTTTCGGAATCCAGAATGACGTTCGATGTTCCGTCATCAGCTTTTAGGAGCACCGCGATAAGCTTGGCGCCATCCTTTACTATTCTTTGATTACTTGGCGCTCCGGTGTTACTTAACGTTGCGGAACATTTACAAAATGTCATATTGTTTGTTTTTTTAGTTAGTATTTATTATACGCATTGGAAAGCTAACGAAATTTCACGAATTTTTAACTATCCTATGCTTTGATTTTACACTTCTGTTGCCCCTTGATATTGAGGGAGCTTTAATATTTCTGTTTCAATAGCATCTAAAAACGCCTTTCCTGTAACTTTCACGCTACTAGGTAAATTGGCAAAATCAATATTGAACGTCCTTGAATGCTTTTGTGGTACACTTCCCTGTTGGACTTCATGCATTATTTCAACGATTAATTTCTGATTAACCGTGTCAATACCGATATCAATAATTTCAAAGGTAGGTGTATCAAGTTCTACATTGTCTGATCCTGTTATAACTACTCCTTGTTTCGTGTATTTTTTTAGTATGTTACTCATGATTAAAAGTGTTTTCTGCAAAGTATAAAGCCCACCGTTGTTGCGCTTTTTGTTCTCAAACCGTTCCTAGATGGAAACTTTGTCAAATATGTAATATTTTGCGTTGTTATTGCGTCATTAGTTGTTGATGATTGAAATTCCGTATTCGCATATGAAAAAGGACTATAAGCAGTTGCAGGGTCTTCCCCTTTTTGTTTTAGCACATCTAATTGATTGATAGATGGAAGAAACCAATCAGTAAATCCAGACTGTGAAGATGATAATGGTTCGTCTATAGAGTCATTCCAATTCTTATTACCAGTAACTAATCTAAAATATGCCAAACCCGTATAATTATCAATTACGTAATTATCACCATAAACTTGTAAACCGTTTATATCAGTAAATCTATTAGTATTCCCAAATTCATTATTATTATTTAACACCAAAAAACTAGCTAAACCGTTATGAGCTTTTACACTGTTCGCTGCTCTTATTGGCGCAAATACTGTTGCTTCAATATCCGCATCATCGCCTGTTCTAAATATTACTGGTTGATCTGTTGGGGGAGCGTAAGGATATCCTCTACCTATTAGGGCTACTAACTCATCAAAAGTCGCTGGAGGCGCATCCGGTGGAGGACATACGGGAATAAACGGTGGCACCTCTCCTTCGCAATCTGTTAACTTCGCGGTAAAAGTAAGTTCTATGCCTGTTAATTCATCGTCAAAAATATTTTTAATAGCTCCTTTATTGTTTGCAATGACACCCCATTTGGTAAAATTTGTTCTTTTAAAGGTGGTATCAAATGAAAAGAAGCTTCTTGATTTTCTGTATGCTAATATAAATTGATCAACCAATGAGTTTAGCCCCTCTAATCTAAGTGCATAATAGTCTTCAGTGTCGAAGTTTTCAAAATCTGCATCATCAAGGAAGAACAATCTGATGTCACTCTCTCTAATGATAGACGAGTTTTCGTCCATTTCTGTCTCTGGAAACACTTCATATAAGTAAATCATGGGAGCTTTTTTGCTCACTGATTCACCATTAATTTCTTGGTTAATTCCTATAGGTGTGCCATGAAAGTAAAAAGGGGGCGCAACTGAATAGAAAGGTACTCCAACAGGTAGCCCCGTTATGATTATTGTGGTGTCAATTACTACGGATGTAACCACAAAATCAACTGCATTTATAGTGATAGACATGCCTCTTCTGACATGAAAGGTAGCGTTTACATTGAGTGTTGTACTCGTTCCATCGTCTGAAAATGAACTAACCTCACCAACCAAAGTCAGTGTGTTAATAAAGTCTTTGAATATATTAACCGTTAGCTTCATATAGTGGTGAATATCAACGGGTTAAACTCCACCACTTCATATGGTTTATAGGTAGCATTGCCACTAAATGACAACCCAACTGATCCAGCAGAAATAACAAATGAGGTATTTGCAATCAATCCAGATACAACAAATTCATTGCCTCCAATAGTTACCGTGTCAGTATCGATTAAATACAGCGTAGATGCTACATTTATTGTATAAGTATTGTCTGTGTTGTCAACAAACCCAGTGATAGGCTCATCAATTTGCTCGTAATTCTCTAAGAATAGAAAGATGCTTTCATGCAATGCTCGCACCGCTGAATTATATCTAGCTCTTACTACTGCGCCCACCTCGTCACCTGTCAATAATACCGAGTTTTCATTACTAGATTTAACCTTGCCAACTTGTGTGCTGGCAAAGTTATCTCTAATAAACTCAAAGTAAATAAATTTAATAAGCTGGTCAGTAATACCCGTATTCCTTTTCTTGTCGCCATCCAGGTTAGTATAATCAACACCATCCATAAGATCAGTCCACTTTTGTAGAGGTACTGCATCACCCTCTATTTCTAAAAATGCACCATCTCCAAGAATCATACGCATGTATTCTTCCTCGAATAGTGTGATATACTCCAGGAGCTTATCATCTCTGAATTGATTCCCAGTGATTTTATTCCACCCTATGAAGCTAGTTGCATTGATTACGGGTATCGACATTACTTATAATTGATTGTAAAGGTTATTATTCCAGCCGTAGCTGCACCTACAAGAATATTAATGCTTAAGAAAGCCGAGTTAAATTGTCCACCGTCAACATATTCATTAGTGTTCATATCAACTGTAGCCACTGCGCCACTAATATCTTTGTACGTTCCTGCAAAAAGATTAGACTCTTGCAGCTGCGCGGTAACTGCCCCATTTACATTTGCATCTCCTACCGCCTGAAAAGATACAATTTTATCTGAACGAGGTCTACCGGCAGCGGTGATCTGTAGATCACCGTTACCTGTAGAAACATCAAATGTTAATGTTGTTTGTGACATTATTTCACAATTTCAGCACGTCCAGCTTTCACCAAAACATCAGCCAATGCAGCACCAACCATGTATTCTTTACCTGGTTTAAGCAACTGCTTACCTCCTTCTTTAGCCTTTAGACCTTTGATCTTGGTGTTTCTGGACCTCTGCCCTGCTTGGTGTTTTAAGGCTTTTTCAGCCTCGTCTTTAGTTTGTCTCATAATTAGTTATTAAGCTGTTTCAAGTGCTGCTGCATCAGTGCTGAAGTCTCCAGCCACAAAAGCGCTTCTATCATTGTTTTTCACAATTGTTAAACCTCTCCATTCACCGCGAATTGTTACCACGTTGTTTGTGAAGTCATTTCCATCCAGACCTACTTCGAATCTCATTGATTGTCTAACAACAGATATAGCGAATATAAAGTCACCAATCAAGTACTCATCTACAGTAACAAGTGTGGTAGGTATAATTGGAATACCATCCATGAACAATGTAGAACCAACGAGCAAAAGTCTCTCAACATAACGCTTATCAGAACTGGTAATCTTCTCAAGCTTCAAGCTTGTTACATCGTCTGGATGCATCAAGATCCAGTTTGCTATTGCCTTACCTTCTTGCGCTACTGCTATTTGATTAGCTGCAACGGTCAAAACATCTACCTTATTGGCATTGTCTACTGCAAGAGCAAATGTTCCGGCTGCGAATGCACTAGCTACAGTACGAATACCGTTGTGATTCTGGCCTGTTCCATCACCTTCATATGATTGAGCCTCAACAATCTTTAATACTTCTCTCATCAATTCTTGGTTGATTTCACTTTGAATGAAAGCAATATCATCAAGCATTTCAGTAGATACTTTGATGAATGCAGTTGTTTTCTTAACGGTTTCACTGTTAACAACTATATCAAAATCAATTTGATTCTTAGCCGCGCCCTCTGCTGTCTGTCCAGTAGTACCTTCTTTACCAGCCTGGAAAACCCATGACACCAAATTTGATGTTGTAGACCTTTGAGACATGATATCAAGTAAACGAATACGTCTTGATGGTATGGTGTTAAACCCTTCAATTCTATCTTCCAAGGGAACATTACCACCTGACACGTTAGCCTGTGTCATTGTGCCTACTACCTTAGTCTCAAATGAGAATGAAGAACTTTTAGATCCATCCTTCATTGACTGAAGTGCCTCCTTGTTATCATCCAATCCCTTGTGGATCTGCTCGCCAAAACTCAAATCATTGAGCTCTTTTTCTGCTGGAGTCAAGGCCTTTATGGCTACACCGTATTGCTTAAGCGTTTCATTAAGAGCTTTCATTTGCTCTTTCTGTGCTGCTTCAAGTGACTTCTTAAGGTCGGTAATATCTTCCTTGCTTGCTTTTGCTTCAATAGCTTTCTCAAGCTCTACTCTTTTGGCCTCATTGAACTCATTGTAAAATCCTGCCAACTCTTCAGCTGCCATTCCCTCAATGGTTTCATGACCCTTTTCTTTCAAAAATTCTTCAAATGTCTTTTCCATTATTCTATTTTAAATATTGTAAAAATGTTTTTGCATCGTCTGGTTTCTTATGAGTGTCGGGGTCATCACGGCCTTCAATTAAGGTGTCTTTTACAGACGGCTCACTGTTTACGATACTTGCAATATATGATTTAATTTGTAATGATTCCATTTCTAAGGTGTGGAAACCTTCATCTGTTAGGTTGCCATTCTTGAATAAGGCTGTCATAGCATCAAGCTTAGTGTATAGCTTGTTGATAACTATAGCCTTATCGACATCGCTTTTCATGCCCAACATTGGTGTTAGCTCATTGGCCCCGAAGGCAACGTCTGAGCCTTCAAATAATTTGATCTCTTTGACCGCCCAGAAGAACCCTGCGTTATCTGCTTTCTCTGGATTTAATGCCAGTGGGTAAAACTGATCCCATGTTTGGCGCTCTGATTCTATGTTCGATTCCTTTTCAGCAAAGGCCAAATCCATGTAACGAAATCCGATCGATCTATCATCAATTAGCCCCTCTTGGATCTTAATCAATTGATCATTAGAATCGTTAGACTCCGGATAGAAAGACTCATGATAAATACCCGTTAGCTTCTGACCATTAAAATCAACCTCTCTTTCGTCCAATACATCAATCCTTGCTATCACATCACTCCATTCATGGTCTTTGAGATGCTTTATTTTGTTGCCTTTCTTGCTTCCTGCACCTCTCTCACTGATGGATTTTGAAGCTGCTCCAGGTAATAGCATGTCCTGATCTGAATCAATGAAGAAATAACTGTTAAACATACCCGATACGGTGCGACTGGATAAGTCAACGTCCTTTGTGGAGCCAGTATTAACCCTCGTTTTGTATGGGGTCTTGAATTTCTTTTCAATTAATTGTTTTCTATCGCTCATAATCCTTGTGGATATAATATTAATTTGGCTTCCTCTACTGTAAGGATTCCTTTATCTACTTCACCTTGCACTTTATTTGATAGCTCTATATTGGGCTGTGTAAGTTCTAATATTGTTGTTTTGTCGATCTGCCATGTGATGTCTAGTTCATTAAAATCACGCCCTATAAAGGATACTAATTTCGGGTTAATCTTATTAGCTAATGGCAACACTGCGTTTAAAACCATTGCCTTGCTTGCTTCCTTGACATTGTTAAATGTTGTTGCGCCTGGATCATTGAACAATTTTGAATCTACATTGTACATTGCACAGATCGTTCTTAGGTGCTCAATACGTGTTTCAATAGACTTCAAATCGGTTGGGTTCATACCCATTTGTTTGTACCCTAATTCAGTAGATGATACTTTTACCTTTCCAACATTGTTTACTCCTGTATGTTCTGCATCGTATTGATCTTGTAATTCTTTCTGCTCTTTCGGATCTAAAACCCTATTGCCTTTTGCAAACAATACTCCAGATACACCCCTGTTCTTGTATAAAGAAGCCTCACTAGCCCATAGTTCATTATTACTTTCATAGACTTTGCGCCCTGCTCTAAGCGTTGAAAAGCCGTGTTGCTCATCGACTGTAATGTCAGGCTTTTTGATGTGTAATATTTCGAATGGTAAGAAGTTATGAGTTATACCGAACATGGTCACCGTGTAACTAATGACATCACCGCGCCTGTTCTCATTGATTATTACATTGTAATTGATAGGACAAACGTACTCTGATTCGCCTTCTATTATCGTAGGTATTTTGATTATAAAACATTCACCAGCTGCTAAGAATGTAGCATAAGCCCTGTATAAAAACTCCCCTCCATCCTCCTTACCATTGGGTCTGTCTAAGATATCCTCTAACTCATCGTTAATTATTAGGTCTTCATTGTTGCTTTTTTTGACTAATAATCTATCAAGCATCACGGTTTTTTGTGCGATCCTATCGATGACCATAAAAACATAGGGGTTTAATCCGTATGCGATCCTTAAAAAGTCTCTACTGCTGTTCCCAAATGTGAAATTGCTGCCCAAAAGAGGGAAAAATTCTAGAGGTGTTGCGCCAGTTAGCGGTATAGTATGGCTGGTGTGGCTTTTTGTAGTAAATGGATTTAAGGTTTTAATGCCAACAGCATCCATTATGTATCTAAATTCGCCCTGAAGTCTGTCTTTAATTTTCATTTTCTTGCTCTAATATATCGAAATGATATGAAACTTTATAACGTACGGCATCAATTCCATGATTATGCTTATCAACTGGCACCTTTTTACCGAAAGTATTACGCTTAAAATTGCCTTGTCTATCTTTAGCCCACCGGTATTTTCTGAATTCGTCCTGTAAATTAACAGAAAGATAGTGAATAAATATGTTAAATTGGTGAAGGCGTTGAATACCATAGGCTACCGAGTTGGGTGGCTTCTCTGCCCAATCAGCTGGAACACCGTAACTACGTAGCTCATTTATACTTTTATACTCTGAGCTATCCCATACGCTGCGCTCATCGTCCCATCCTCCTGAGATAACCCTATCAGCTATTTCATTGTTGAGTAAACCATTCTCCCAGATATTCTCTTTAAGGTATAGATTATTGCCATCCCTTGTAACCTCAATGAACGTAGTAGGATCTGTCTTGAAACCAAAGTCACCACCGTAACCACGCCAATCATAACCCTTTGGATCTTCTGTGTACATCTCCCAGTTAGGAAATATCACATCTTCAGACACCGATCTAAGACCCAATCCATACACCTCCCATTTGAATTTGTCTGCTGTGCCTAATGCATGATTCTTAGCCTTTAGCGTATCCCATTGCTCAACACTATATCCGGCCTTCTTGGCTATTGCATAATCATCACATTTTTCATGTGCATAACTGAGTATTTTTTGCTTTGAATTATGTGGCGCGTAAGGATTGTCGAATATGGTTGTATGGTGACACGCATAATCACCCCTTTTTTCCATATCAAATAGGTAACTTTCTACAGCTGATGGGTTGTAATCAAAGATAAAAAACTCTGTTGTTCTCTGCTCCAAATGATCTGCTGTATCCTTGGCAACGCCCATGAATTCATTGCCAATTAATAGGTCAGATTCCAAGCCGTGTGCTGTCATGATATCATCATTCACGCCTACAAATCGTATGATGTTGTCATTGTAGATTATGTCTGTTGCGCTCTTATTGAAGTGGTATGATGGTAACTTAAATTCTTTAATCCAGACCTTTTTTAAGGTTGAATAGAATGTTTTCTTTAATGTGGTTAAATGATCTCTACAAATGTTTATTTCTTTACCTCTATAGGTCGTGATGTAATGACAAAGAAATACGCATATATCCCATGACTTGCCCGTTCTACTCGCTCCTTCTAGTCCTATACCCTTTAATCTCTCTATGTTTAATATATCTATCTGTGATTGTATTTGAGCTTTTATTACTAGGTCATCTTCTTCTTCTCGTTTTAGAGTTAATGCGTTGACCTTGTTTAGCCCTTTCTTTGCTTGTATGAAATTACGCTGTATGAAGTCAAAGTTTGAGGTGGTTGTTATGCGCTTGGACACTGATTACATCGGGATCTTATCCCATTCAGAATGTATAATAGCCCCGTTTTCATACTTTTTATTGTTGATTTTTATCTTTTCGACCTGTGTTGCAGCATCGTGAAAGGATGAGAATTGGGCGCTCTCCTCCCATTCTCCTGAAGGATTACCTCTTTTGGTACAATAATGCCATTCATATTTGACCTCCAACCAGAATGCTAAGAAACTAGGCGTGACTGTTATCTTAGTTTGTATGTGATAAGTCCCGTAATATTCGGTTATTCTGTATTCTTTTTCCATATCAATAATTATGTTTGGCATATAACTTCGTTTGCATGGAACCTCCATGCTACATATTCAACACCTATCTGCTCATCACAATCAGTATTTCTGAATCTAGGCTGTCTAGCTTTTCCAAAATGTGCATATTCACCTTTTTTAATAGGTTCACCGCATTGGTCACATTTATATTCTTTCTGGCATTTAACTATTTTCTCTTTCATAATTCATGACTGTTAAGTATATCAATCAGCTCTTTTAAGGCGTCCACATCACCGTTTGATAGTTCTTTGGCCTTGTTTGCAATGTGCTCCATACAATAGTTTATTTGAGTCCGTGTGTAATAGTTAATATTGACACATATCTCATCCCATAAGGATGATAACTCATCTAGGTTTTTGGCCTTATCAGCGTCAATCAATATTTGAGTTATGGTTCGCATTAGTCATCAATTGCAGTGTCAGAAGATCCTACCCATTTATACGATTTAACCTCTTCCATCAAACTCTTTCCACTTTTTTTCCAAATACTATAATACTCGCTTGCTACATCTCCTATATCAAGGTTCAACAAGTCCGCAATAAATGTACCCACACGTTCTTGCTCTTCAATTGTACCAAATAATTGACAAATGGTATCTGTGCCTCGATACACATAACCTTCGCTATAGAAATATCTGTCCATATTTATTGGTTTGTTTTGAGTGATTTAACTTTCCAACGGCCTATTTTTCTGTGTCCTGAATAATATTTACCATTACTGTAGAATCCGTAAGACTTCCAGGGTAATGCATTTTTGTCAATGTATGACCATAATAGTGTTGGTTCATCACTCATCTTCAGGTAGTTTATCACCGTTCTCCAATATAGGTTTATCGTTTGTTTCAGGTGGTTTATGATCCTCTCTCATTAATCCTAATTCACGGCCTATTATGTTGGCATTATACATACCTACAGAAGCCCTTTCGAACTTTTGAACGTATATAATTTGCTCTACGTGTGTACAGACTCCAAGAAAGTGCTCTCTTTTACGATAGTTTGACCATGTTTCAAGTGTTATTCCTAAGAACACACAAAGCCCCATTAAAGTAAATGGAGGGCGATGTTTTTTACTCACTTCATGCGCTTCTTTACCTACCCAATGCTGCTCTTCTATGACTCTACTGCCTTGATATTCGAAATACTCATCACAGCACCCTTTTAACAATTCGGGAGTTTCATAGTCCAACGGTCTGCCGTTTTTGGGCGTTTTGTTATAGAATGATTCTTCTGGCATGATTAAGAATTATACCGTTCTATTTATAAAAATAAACGTTTTAACGTAAGCTACAATAGTTGTTACGTTTTCAAAAGTAACATCAGAAGAATTTTTAAATTCATCGTATTTACCGACAACTAAAAAAGTACCATTTTGTCGTTTTAACCCAAATCTTGTTCCGTCCTTACTTACAAAAGGCTCATATATTCCCCGTTGATATGGTAATCCATCGATTACAAATGTTTCACTATCTCCTGATTCTATTTTCATATCATTACAAATCCATGTGCTTGAATATTAAACGTATCTAGTCCTGCAAGATCGTCTTTTATACGAAAACATAAGAAATCATTGGTTCCTTTTTGTAATCTGAACCCAAATTCTAGCCCAAACCTTTCTTTTATGTTGATATCTGGAAAATATGTCTCTGCTCCTGCTCCACTCACATCTGCTTTCCATGAGTTATTACCAGATCCAAAGCCTTTTCCGGCTGTTGCAGGCCTGAACATGTCTAAATTGGTAGTCATGTTTTGGATAATAAGCCTCTGGCCTAATATTTTATCTTGATAGATCAAATCTATACCGTTTGTCAGTGGTGCCAGCCCTCCGAAATCATCAAGATTCATGTTGTTATCACTAATTCTAATCGTTACTGACTTAATATAAATATCTGCTTCGCTTATTGCGTTAACGCAAAAGTCAATAGGATTTACTAATGACCCCGCGACTATCATGTCACTTGATCCGTTACTGTCAGTAAAGAATGTTGTTTGTGGACTTGGGTATTTTACATCTGTTTGTAATGGCGGGTGAGGGTGTGCTATAATATTAATTGCGCCCTCATCATTTATTCTGGCTTTACTTCCACTACCCCAACCATCCTTTATAATTGCCCAAATGCCCATTATAGCAATACATTACTAAGATTGTTAATTGCCATAAATATTTGTATAAACATGCTTGTATTACTGGCCTGTGGTTTTATTGTCATTCCAATGCTAGTACCTGGCTCCAATACAAGGTCACCTGTAGTTATTATATGTTGTCTTGCTGATCCTGGTAAAAGTGTCGGAAACCATTCCGCTCCATCTGTAAACGTATCTCCTTCTACACCTTTAAATCTTGGCATGTCTGTTATGCTGAATGTTTTGATTTTTCCTGCGTTTTTATTTTCAAAAACATCAACTGCAACAGCATTAGTAATTATCGTGCCTGCTTTAGGGTTTTTTACAACTTTTAGATTCAAATCACCTACTCCAGCGGTTGAGTTCCCCAAAAGGTAGCCTATTGCTGGTATTACAAATTTATTTTCTGTTTGGTTCTCAAGAAATGCTACCGCTGATTCGTTAGCTGTAGTCAGTTCAATTGATCCTGTATTAAAATTGAATGTATCGCCTAACTGTGCTGCTGCTTGAGATAATGATTGACTGTCTGCAAGCGATCTTATACGAAAATTTGCATCTACTCTGGCCGAGAAGCCTTTTCCTGTACCATCTACGAATGTAACTTCCATCTTATTGCGCTATTGATTGTATATAAAATAATATTTGTCTTAATAAATATGTTTGACTCTTAGATTCTGTCATCATTGTAGACTCAAAAGAAGTCTTTACTTTACCTGTCCCTGCTGCAAACTGTTTATCTTCAATATCTTGATCTATTGCAACTTGTCGTTCAGAATCAAAAAAAAAGCCTCTTACTGCTAATTCATCAATATAACCCTCTACTTCCGTTGTTCCAAATTTATCAGTAACATCTGCGAACTTTGCGTTAATGACATTTCCGGCATCATTTATCTGGAGCACTGTAAAAGCCTGTTCAGTAATGCTAATAGTGATAGTGGCTGTTGGAAAGAAATAAACGAAATTACCGTTCGTTTCACGCTTGGTTACTCCGTTTATTAATATTACTTCATTGGCCATGATCAAATATAGTTATAATTCATTGAATATGATTACAAGTCAATCAAAGCTTATACAAACCCATTCAGCAAAGTGGTAACCGTATGCAGCGAGTATAATTACTAAGTGTGATATTATTAGTATTTCGTTCATGTCGGTTATCGTTCGTATTTTAAGACCCTAAGTATTCGATTTCTTCTATAGTATCCCACCACCCCAATCCAGTAAATACCCACCAGATAGCAAAGGGTATTAAAGTTATTAATCCAATTAATGCCATTAATCTAAGTGCTGATTTTAATAACCACATGATTCGTTATTGTGTGAAACTAATTTTTGGAACGGTTTTAAGAAGCTTTCTGACAACCCCGATAGTAGCCGGATAGAAAAATTCTGGAAATTCCCCATCAACAGGAACAAGATCCACAACGGTAAAACCAATGTAATCATTGGGCCTATCGTGTGTTGCCATAACTTTTATTTTGTACCAAATAAAAGTGTTTGAATCTTTCATTTATATAGATTTTTATACTTATTGATCTCTTGGTTGATCTCCCTTATCTCTTGTGCGTGTTTATCGAGTAGCGTGGACAGCTTAACGTAACTACTCTTGGTGTCTACATCACCTAGGCTAGATAATGCGTTAGAGAGCTTAATAGCCACCTCCTCGGATCGGTAAATAAGTGATTTTATCATGCTTTTGTGTTTTTATCAAACTTGTAATCAATCATTATTTCTGCAACCTCTGCAATTGTTACTGATCCGGGTTTGTTTTGACACAACTTAGCCAACTCATAAAACTGTCTGACATTGTTGCTCGGTATTTCTGTAAAACCAGCCATGTTAAGAGCTAGCTTATATCCTACTTGTTCAGGTGTAAGACCATCAAATTGATTGTCTTTATCCTTATTTCTGTCTCCTTTTTTTACGTATGTCATGATTACGCTTTAAAGTTTTTAGAATCAACAGCCTGTTTGATTTGTTCGGCTTGCATGTGATCGATTACCATTTCATCGCCTCCGTTGTCGTATACAGTCATTTCATCAATGCTGAATGTTACATCGTTAACAACTTCACCTCTCAAAACCTCATAGTTTACTTTAAGTTCAAGATCAACAAAGTAACCGTCACCGTCTGATTCAATGCTGAATGTCTCAAAGTCCTCCCACACGGCTATAGAGTCATAGCTACAATTGAAATTGGCTAGGGCATTAAAGTTTTGTATCAATATACCGTCAATGATTTTAGTGAATGATTCTGTTGGGATCTTTTCGGTAACTCCCATAATTCTGCTTGCGAACGCCTCAAGGGTTAAAAGCATTTTAGATTGATTTGGCATGTTTGTCATAGTCTTAGTGTTTAGGTTATTTAAATATATAATTGAATTACACCCAGTCCAGTGACGTTCTCATTTGCGACTGTTTGCTGAACAACTCCGAGCAAGCATCTTATTTTTTCAGCTGCAATTGATTCGCTTGAAAATCTATTGCCCATGTATTTAACATTATTTGAAAAAGAAAAAGCAAAGGAGTCCACTATGTACAAGTCAAGAAGTAGAAAGAAAAGTATGTGTCGGGTGTAACTCATTATATATTCGTTTGTTGAGTTAATAAATGTTGTCTGTTCTCATAATATTGTTCTACACTATAAATTTTGGATAGGTAGTTTCTATTATTATATAGAAAAGTTTCTTTCAAACTGTGTGCTTTAAGGTATTTTATGATTTCGATTGAGACTTCCATATTGTTCGTTTTAATTATGATGTAATGTAATAAACCTTTTCGGTATAGCGAAACATTATGCAATTAATCTTCATAGATATTATCTATTAGAATTGATCTTTGAATTAAAGATAGTGAATTTTGTCCTTTTGCCTATCGGGTTACATTCGTTCATAGCCGTATACCAACCAGCCAGAAGCTTTTCGCACTTCTTCATTTGTTTCTTCTCCCCTATTGCATCCCAAACCTGTAGACGTTCCTCTATAATTGGGATCAATTTGTAATTATCTATGTTCGTTTGATTTGTCATGTCGTTAGTTGTTTTGATAGCATTCACTTAAATGTATATCCACATAAATTACATCTAAGCGTATTATTACCTATGTAATCCCTGTTCTTTCTAGGATGTTCACAATCGCTAACATCAGCTAAAACAACATCGACTGACTCAGTGCTTTCTAATTTCTTTATTGCCGATCTTAGCATTTGTAAATGCCAGTATGCGCTTTCTTCTGGATTACCTTCCTGTAAAAGGTAAGAGTCTCTTAATAGTTTTGTTAGCATTTCCATAATTTCTTCATCAGTTATTTTCGTTGACATTGTTTAGCCACAGCGTTAGCGGTCATTAGGTTTCCATTGTTTAAACCAATCTTCGAACTGAAACCATTCATCTTCGTATTGATCACCATCATCACTTTGACCTGTTAGCTTTTTAGATTGTCCTTCATTGAAGGAGGTTTTTAAATCGTTTTCTGAATAACTACCTATAACATCATCTAAAACACCAAGATTTTTAACCTTGTTTGATAGATGGGATAATGCATGTATTATTTTTACAGTCTCATCTTCACTAAGTGATATTACACCCCCATCGTGAGACTCATACACATCATGTATTTTTTTAATTACTTCGTTTATATTTACATCCATGTTTGTAATTATTTAATCTTTAAAAATAGCGTTATTTATTCAATCTAAAATCTGGTATTGATTCAGGAAATACAACTGCTGTGCACATCTCAACTAGTCTACCGTACACCCTTTGACCGTATCTTTCTTTTAAGTCTTTTGCACTTAGGTTGGTTGAAAAGCTTACCATCTTTTTCATGTCATGCCTTGCGTAGATCGCTAATATCAGATCTCCAATAACATCAGACTTGGACCCAAACGAAATACCCTGCTCTTCAGTGCCTATGTCATCAATGAACAAACCAGCGTTTTTGAACAGGCCAATATTTAAAGGCTTTGAATAGGTAGCGTTTACATCCATCCCCTTTTTGTATTCATCGACCAACTCTTTTGCTGGTTTAGTTATAAATTCTTGATGATTCGGATTTTTAAGGATTGACAGCACCCTTCCAAATGATTGCATGATGCTAGTTTTTCCAACTCCAGTTGTACCGTACATAATCACGGGCTTACCTTGTGCTATGTATTCAGCAATTTGAGAAACACAGTGATTCCATTCCTGGTTGTGAATGATCGTTCCGTTCATTTTTTGGTAGTCCTGTAAAAAGTATGAATGTAATTCTTTACCGGATATATGAACGTATTCAATGGGCCTTGTTCTGTCATACAATTCCTTGTCTTTTATGAGAGCTTCAATTTGAGCCTCACATCTAATCACTTTTAGCGCAATCTTGTCATGATCGACTTCCTTCATCGCTCGATCTATCACTAGCTCCAGCGACTTTAAAGTCTGAGTAGGAGTCGGGATCAAAGTCGGAGATAGTTTTTGTATCGATTTTGGTTCTGTGGTTTCCATTTTTTCTGTTTTCGTTGAAATAATCATAATATTTAATTCCGTCTTTATTTTTCTTTCTCAATTTTAGCGGACTAAGGAATCTTGATTGCCACCATTCGTCTTTTCTTGCCCAGGCAACAACCTTTTTAATTTCTGTCGGTTCTTTGCCGTCAATCCTGATAAGTTTTTCCATCGAATCACGCCATCGATTCATTTCTTTAATATCATTCTTTTCAGGTCTAACATCTTCTGGAAAAAGAGACCAAGCGAAATTGCAGATTTCGTTTACTTGTTCTTTGTTCTTTGTTACTTGTTCTTTCTTCTTATCTACTCTACTCTTATCTTCTTTCTTCTTATCTACTCTTATAGCATTGCTTTTGGAATGCACTTGCAATGCACTTGCATCCGACCACCTCTTATTAGCTGCCATACGCCTTTTTTCACTTGTTTTCTGGAACTCATCTAGCTGCTCATCAAGAAATTCAATGATTATTTGACCATCTTCTACCCTGATAATCTCATTGTTTTCAAGGTCTTGCAATGCATCTTTACTACCGTTGCAATGCTTTTGCAATGCAAGTGCATAAGGCATCTCTCCAAGTCTTGACCAGTACATCGAACACAAATCAATAAACAAACCTTTAGATTCTTTGGAACACATCTGTATGTTTCCATTGTCCCACTCTGAGGGTTCGAATTTGAAATACGGGAGTTCTTTTGCCATTATTTAAGTAGTTCAGGGTTTTCGTGTATGTTTCCGATTACTTCATAATCATCATTCCAAAAAGAACTGCTATCGAGACAGTCTTCTCCTTTAATCTCTGGCATTTCTGAATCAACATTGTCACATTTAATGATTTTCCAAGAACCTCCAACAACATCATTATTCATATAAGCTAACCCATGAAAAAATAATGGCTCATCTTCACATGGATAGAATCTACAAATATCCCCTTCGTATATCTCTTTACCGTTCTTGTCTTTGAGTCCGGTCCATTCGCCCATGTATTCAAACTGACTTTTTCTGAATGTAGTTGAAATCAATTTTTGTAGCGTGAACACATTTATAGCGCCCGTATTTTTGTTACGTAGCCTAAACTTTTTATTCAAAAATTCTTTCGATTCAGCCACAAACTGACCGTTCGGATTTCTTTTACCAACGTCATGATGTTTTGCGTGTGTAGACTGTTCTTGAAAATATTGTAAGTTCTCAATTCTATTGTCGTCACGTATGTTATTTACATGATGTACCACTGCGTCTTTTGGGAGGTACATATGCAAGCTATTTTCCATTAGAAGCCTGTGTTCTAGTACGTATCCTCGACTATTTGCATGTGGATGACATGGTGCGTACTGTAAAATATACCCACTCATCTTATACCATCCTTTACCCTTTCTCTTTGTTGGGTTCTCACTTTTGTTCCAAACATGGAATCTTAATGTTATCTCCCTACTCATCGGTTTTACTCCTTTCTGTTAACTTATTAATACAGTGTGGGTATAGAATATGAGTAAAACCCTGCTTACTTTCCAAGTATGGCAGTAATTTATTTGTGTCTATATAAACTGGTGGGTTTTCTGGTTTGTCTTTCATTTCAATTGTTAACTAATTTTATATCAGTGATCATCCAATACTTATGCTTACTTAGTTCTTTATTAATCATTTCAGCAGTCTGCGAAAAGTCTAATTCATCTACAGCTTTATAAACACAGTCGTCTTCTCTTCCGCATTCATCAGCATCATTCTCACTTATATGATCTGCTAACATTTCAGATATTTCGGTAGTTGTAATTATTGGCTGATTTGATTTCTTTTCAAACAGGAATATATCACCCCATTCATCTTCTTCAATCTCATCAAATATATCATCATGCAAGTCATTAGTTGATTGCCATTCTCTATTTCCAAAACCATATAGAGTATATCCTTGTTTGATTGCTTCCTTTACTGTTAATTGTTTCATTATACAATGTGTTTTACTTTTTAATTTATGTTATGTCCTATTTCTGCAAATAGACAACCCCATATTCCATCCACTTTATTTGCCTTAAATTTGTATTGAAATCGTTTACACATAAGCTCGATTTGCTCTTTGTTCTCCCAATGAAATAGGTAATTGTCAAACTTAGTGTATGACTTCATAAGCATCCATATTTGTCCTACTTCAAACCCTCTAACGAAATGAGGATTGTCATTTACTCCAATGAATGGCAGTACAATTTTATTTGCATCCATAATTATTTAATTTTAACCACTCCTTTGCCGTTGCACCTATCACATTTGATTGTTTCGGTATCATCATTAATATCAATTGCGCCATCACCCCAACAAGTAGGGCACCACTTGTATTGTGGGTTTTCTGGTTTGTCTTTCATTATGTTAATTTTTTAAAAATTATTTCATTAATGTCTCCTACTCTATAGGATATTTTTTGCTCACTGACTAATTGCTTAACCAGAACAACCCTCTTTAATGTTACGAATTTTATCGCTGTATACTTCTCTCTAGTAACCCATGCTCTTGTATTATATTCGTTGTCCGTTGTACTAGTCCAAAAGCCTTTCGGCAGGCCTAAATCTTCAGCCTGCTCCTTACTTGGAAGAAACAGGCCCCGATTAAAGGCGTAATCTATAGCATCATTCCAGTCTAATTTTAACTTAGTGTATTGTACTCTCATGGTTAATTATCTTTACTTATTGATCAAAAAAAATATTACTAGTCAAGCAATATTAGCTCACCTCCATTGAATTTTACTAAGTTCAACTTTCCGGCCTTACATTGTTTATCAATAGCTGCAGGAGTTACGCCAATCATTTTAGCGTATTCTGTTTTCGATATTAACTTACTCCTATCTATCTTTAATGATTCCATTGATTAAATGTAGTTAATTATCTTAACCATTCCAAACAAAAGTGAATGTTTAACTAAATAATTCTGACTGGGTTTCGTTGATTTAAATATTTATGCTTCTCCACATTAAATCCCGTACCTCCCATTTTGATAGAAACCACATACCTATTCCCCCGTGCCATTTACCATTAACTCTTAACCTATACTTCTTGCCACGCTGACGTGATGATTTTTTATATCCAAATAAAGTAGCGTCAAAAAGTTCAACCTTATTGGAGCCAGCTTTGCCCTGATTTCTTAGCAAGAATATAAAATCTGGTTGTCTCTTTTCTGACATACATTATCCCTTTGTGGGTTTTATACTTTGTTTTGTGGGCTCCCAGTTCGAGTAGCTGCTCCCAGCTGTTCCCTCGATGGTACCACCAATTATTCGTTTAATTCATGAGCATATTCACAACAATATCATTGTTCTTTTACCCTTCTTAGTTGATTTGATTTCACCTGCGTCTATCATTGCGTAGATCTCAATGACATCTAGTCCGGTTTGTTTGGCGTAGGCTGTTACGGTTATTTGTTGTTTGTAACTCTTAAAAAATACTTTCATGGTTTCTTATTTATTATTGATAATTCTTTTTGGTATGCTTCAGAAGCTTCTAATTCGTTTGTGAAACGTCCTAAATATTTTAATTTACCGTTAATTATAATCATAGAATCCCATTTTTTAGATTTTTTATTCCAACAAACGCCAGTGTATTTACTTGTGCCTTTCTTTTCTCTATGGCTTGAGTTTTGCCGGGATGTTACTATTTCAAGGTTTTCCACTCGGTTGTCTTGCTTGTCAAAATTAATGTGATTTACTACCAACTTAAGACCACATGGACGATGATTTAAAAAAGCTTCTGCTATCAATTGGTGTATCGTTCTGGTTTTTGCTTCACCATTATCCCACAAGCCCAACTTCAAATATCCATCTAAACGTAGATGCGGTTTTAAAATGCGTTCTTTTAAAGTTTTTAACTGTCCGCTATAGTGTTTAACTTTCCTTCCCAAACTCTTAACCCTACCAAGACTAGACACTTGATAAATTCCTTTATAGCCTAATACATCTTTCCAAATTTCCATACCATTCATTTAAAATAAAAAAAGCTCTTGGCTTCAACGGGTCGCACTCCGTATCAGCCAAAAGCCTTCAAATGTTTTAAAATATCGTTCATGGTGCGACCCAACGAGATAATAAATATCACTAATTTTTCCATGTAATCATAATACTATTGCGTTTAATGTGTACCTGGCGAATCTCTTACCGTCATACTCTACCATTTCTTTCTCAATACTCATTGTTTTCTTTAACGTGAAAATTCGCGCTGCTAAACGTGCGCACCCGAACGTCTTCTCTGCATATCGATGTGATATCCCGTACCCTTTCAATAAGTGTTCTTTGATTCTCGATAGTTGTGATTCTGTGTTTTTCATAGTTTTAATATTTTAGTTTCGATTATTGAATTACGTATATCGACTTGTTAGCAAACATTAATCTGAATTAGTTGCCACCCGTCTTTTTCAGCGTCCATTATATCTTGAGCAGTAATGTATTTTTTATGGTCATCTTCATTCCACATATTAGAAATTGTACCATCAGCTTTTAACCAGTAATACCGTTTGCTAACATTAGCTAAAACACCAGTTCGTATTTCATCAAGTATGATTCTAGCTCTTGTTATTTCATATCCATTATATCCATGCATCCAATCTTCAAATCCTGCCAATATTTCATCTAATTCAGTTATTTTATTTTCCATAGTTAATTTTGTTTTATGGTGTTTAGCCATACCGTTAAACGTTCTTACAAAAAGTGTACTGAGGGCGTTCTTGTGTGCCATCAACTTGATAGCTATATCCGGCAAGCTTCTTATCATTCATCTCTATTATTCTTTTTGCAGCATCGCCCATGCTTATCTCTCCTGCCAATGCTTTTTTATTAAGCACGTACGCTTTACGCCTGATCGACTTCACTCTGTAGGTTACAGCGCGCTCTGTGATGCCTAATATCTCAGCCATTCCGGCTGTCTTCTTAATTATTGTTTTCATGGTTAATTTTATTTAAAATAGTTTCCTTTAATTCCAATGCTTCTTTTACTCTTGCTTCAATGATTTCAAATTCCTTTTCATTGGCTCCAATAGGCACTACATGCATTCTTTGAGAGCCCGTGAATCTTGGATCATAACTAACAAAATGCCATTTCTTAAGGCCGGAGCACCACATACTAAACATGATTTGCCAATAGTATTCTTTGCTCAGTTCTTTAAGGTCTGCAGCGCTTTTAATAGTTAAATGTTTGACGTGATTACCTGGATTATAAGGGCATTTTATCTCCTGTCCTATTTCATCATTGACAATACCGTCAGGACTAAACCCACACTCAAAGTTTTTACCATTGTGGATGAATCCTTTTTGCTCAACCTCAACATTAAAAGCTATAGAGTAATATTCCCTCGCATCGTCCTCCAGGTCAGTCCCCCATCTCATGGCTGCGCTTGTGACATCCTCCATATAAACGCCCATTTCACCACTTACAAGTTCATATACATAAGTCTCACCAGTTTTACCCAAACCCCTTGGGGCCATAATCTTATGAGCGTTGGAAGCTGTTATTTTTCCAAGGCGCTCTTTGTGCCATTGCTTACTTCCCTGTTCCATCGTCTTGCTTTTCAACCATTTCACCATGTTCATTTTCGAATAACTCTCCAGACGTGCTGGCCGATACATCTTGATGCTCATCAAAAGATTTGGCCTCTTCGTTGTCTGGGAATTCTATTTTGTTACCTTCAAAATCAGATAATATTCCTTGATCAGAAGTGACAGCCGTTTGCATATCGATAGATAGAAAGCCGTACTTACTTAACAGAAGTTTCAGCACTGTTTTTAATGCCATTGACTCAAAGTCTTTTTTCCATCTACCATTCGAATTACTGAATGATTTAGAATAGGCTTTGCCGTGAGACTCTATTTTGTCTTTTGTCATGTAAAGCATTTTTTCAAAGCCGTTTATCATTGAGAAGTACGCAACGTAACCGATTACTTTTTCTGATTTCTTAGCATCATAGTCAAGCTCTATCATTCCGGTTAATCGATCGAAGTTTTTAAGCTCTCCCTCATACACTTCACATGCATTGATAGTCTTATATTGGCCTGTTCGCATTGCTAGTTGTATGAATCCCTTATAACCCATTTGAAATTGAGCCTTTCCAGAATAAGGAACGATGTAAGCAAATCCTAAATTCGGATTTATTGGGAGATCTAATGTTGCAGCTACCGCAGCACTCATTATAACACTTTGTGGATCTGCTTTTGATAACGCATCATTTCCATTAACAACATTGATTATTGAAGAGATAAATCCAGGGGCCTTCTTCCCTAGCATTTCCTCAAAGCGTTGCTTTATGGATACGTTTGCCAATTGATTTTTTAAGGCTGGTAAATTGTTCATAGTTATTTTAGTTTATTTAGTTAATTTTTTTATTTTAATCTTCTTCTACATATTCATACTTACCATCAACAAGCTGATAATTGTCCGCATTTTCAGGTCTTAACTTAAAAGCAAGATCATATGCTTCTTTACTTGAATTTTCAAGCTTTCGAAATTCAATTTCTCCATTTAAATAAGCTCCTACTCCACAATTGCATCCCGTATCCTCGTCGCTATATTCATATTTAAATGTTATTTTCGGAAACTCTTTACTGATTAATTCAACAAGATTAGGAACACCGCTCCAGGCTGTGATGAAATCAAAAGTTGATTTAGATACCTTTTCACATTCGCTACTATTCCATTTTGTACCCCAATTTTCAACACTCCACCTGTACCATGTAGCGTGCCCATACTCAATGTGATTTCTAATACCAGCAATAAAATTTTCAAGTGTTTCCTCTTTTCTCTTTGGTTGTTTATTGCAAAAGTCTCTTAGATCATCCAAATGTTCTTTTAATTTCGTATGTCCTGAAAACTGATTTTCTAGCGGCATTAACCAGCCATCGCTTGTTATATGAAGCGAATCAGGCATCTTGATTATTTTTTCGAAGTCTGGGAATCTATTCCAAGCCGGTTCCATATATGGCTGAAATCCATCAGGAACGCCAAGAACGTCTTCAGAATCTCTTCTAGTGAACATATTCGACTTCTCATCAAGCCACCCAAATTCACCAGCGTTTTGATATGTGTTTTTACCATCAAATGACTTACGTTGTTCTTCTGGGTATGAAGTAGTAAATCTTTTAATCACAGCATCTACTTGTTCATTTGTTCCAATAATCTGTAATCTGTTTTTAATGTAATTTGGCATGATAGTTTGTTTAGTGTATGCGAATATACACATTATTTTCGGAACAGCGAAACAATAAGAAGAAATGTTAATAGATATTATCTATGTGATCTGGATTTTGATCATAAAAAAAGCCTCCCAACTTATTGGAGAGGCTTTTTAATAACTTAACACCTATCAACTAAAGATTCAATGTAATCATTTTGTTATAATATTCAAAATTTAATGGTTTTTAATAATTTCTGTAATTTGCTTATCTACATGATAAACCGTAGAATCTTGATAAAATACGCTTGGATGTTCAACCTTTACAAACACCCCACTGTGATGCTTTAATTTGAACATAGTGCCAATCTTTACTTTGGCTACTGTAACGTTTTTAAGCATGGTTACTTCCGTTCTCTGCGCCTTTCTCTTCGATCTTCTCTAAATTGCCTGCGCTCCATTTTTTCAGAGTGCTTTAGTTCAATCTCTTTTAGTTTCATATTGGCAGATGCGTTCTTGTCTGCGATACGCTCTCTTCTCTTGCTATCGAAATAAAACCCTACAGCCGATGCGAAGAGTAATCCTACTTGCGATACAATGGCTATGTCAATGACTACTCCACAAACTGAAGCTATAACGATGATACCCTCCAACAATCCCAAGTACCATAATGTTATTGGTCTAACTATTTTAGAAAGTAAGTTATCACTAGCCATATCAACAGCATGTCTGTTAGACAGTTGTTGTTGTCTCTCCTCGCCACTCTCTGTATTATCGTCAATGGCTTTTCCAACCTTACTTACTACGTCTCCTACTTCTAGTATGCTCATTACTTTTATAAATGAAATAATGTAATTAAAAACTGTTTAATTTCTTTGAAATAGGCAACAACCCCACCTATTGATGGTATTGCTCCAACCCCTAATGTTTTGAGTGTATTTTTACCAACTTTTGTAGCTGCGTTTCTGAATTTGGTGTTGGCCTCTATGCGTTTAGAGAAGTTGTCAACCTTTGTTCCCAGCTCTTTAAACTTTTTTTCATCATTTTTTTGGTCTTCAATTAATCCAATGACATTATTTTCTGGCTCACCATACAGACCACGATGAATTTTAGCTATAACTAGTTTTGCCTCAGCTTGACTTTGTTGCATTGTCACTTGACCATTTGCCAATGTTTGCAACAAGTCATCTCTTTCATCTTGTTTCATGGGTTTGTATTATAATCTTTTTCTTTTTGCTTCAAACGCTTATATTTCTTCTTTCGCCTATAAGATACAAAAAACGATAATGATATTGGAAATATAACAACCAGAATAATATCTACAATATCGAATAAAAACATCCATACCCATGGTCCAATCATACACAAGTTTAACTAAAAAACAACCTAATAAAAAGTAGTATTCTACTAATCGTTTATTCTGTCAATCAAAGTATTGTCTGTTAACATGTTATGATATATGTTATTTATTTTTTGATAATTTCAACACGATTAAACCACCCAATATATTTTTCATATACTGAGTTTTTTCGCATAAGGTTAATATAAAACTCGCCCTGTAATATATTCATTACGTTGAAAAGTAATCGTTTATTTTTACAAGCTCTAAGTGTGCTAATTGTTATTGAACCAATTCCACCATCCACTGCAATATCCCTGTAGTCTTTTTCGTTACGGTTGGAAAGATTTAGGGCTTCTTGGAATATCTTTGCTCCTCGTCCAACGCCCATATTGACAGAGGTATCAAATATTTCGATAGCGATTTCAGGATGACCCTCCATTAAATGACATCCTTGTCGCTCCCAATAATCTTTGAAATAAATCTCTTTGGCTTGTTCAAAACTTAGTTCTTTAATGTTGATATCAGGATATGAACGCTTGGATATTCCGTACTTGGTTTCTCCCCCCTTGTCGTCTGGATCGTTAACATATCCTCCTTCATGTCCTATTGTTTGCTTAAATGCCTCATCAAAAACTGTAAATGAATTATTCATGATTTATATTTTAAAAGTTTCTCTTAAT